CATTCCTGACAGATCAACGTTTGCCTAGTGCTACTCGAAAGCAAAAACTAACGTTTTGGATGGATATGAATAGAGTTGATTGGTTAAATTATGGCAGTGAAGTGACTAAAATATCTATATCTCCACGCAGTATATCAAGATGGGAGTTAGCAATAAAACTTATACAACTCCTAGATAATGAAGATGATAGAAAGATTGTGTGGCTTAGAGGAGAAAGACTATCGTGGTCTAAAATTGGTAGACTTGTTGCAATGGAAAGACGCAAATTAAAAAATAAACATAGTGAATTATTAATGACTATTATTGCTAAAATAAAATTTACATTTAATCAAAACGATAAACAAAAAGTTTACCGACTACTCTCTCCAAAATATAAATAAAAAAAAATTTTTTTTTGTTTGACAATTCTGACAAAAATAATCTATTTTATTAATAGACTCGCAAGAGTTCTGTTTCCTAGCATCATTACCTTTTTTTTTACATGAAATTAGAACTGTGGAATATAGATAAACCTATTCCGTATATTAATAATGCTAGAAAAATAAACCAAGAAGCAATTGATAAAGTTGCGGCTAGTTTAAAAGAATTCGGTTGGCAACAGCCTATTGTTGTTGATTCAACAAATACAATTATTGTTGGACATACAAGGCTGAAAGCGGCTCGTAAGCTAGGTTATAAAGAAGTTCCAGTACATATAGCTAAAGATTTAACTAAAAATCAGGTTAAAGCATATCGTTTAGCTGATAATAAAACAGGCGAATATACTGATTGGGATGAATCTTTGTTATCTATTGAGTTAAAAGAATTACTCGAGCAAAACGTTGATTTAGATTTAACCGGTTTTCAAGATAAAGAAATACAAACTATACTTAATAATAGTATTGATGATTTTGAAGGTTTAACAAATGCAGATGACATAGCTAGCGATATACCAGCTGTTGCTAGCAAAGGTGATGTATTTGAATTAGGTAGACATAAACTTATATGTGGCGATGCTACAAATCAAAAAGATTACAATACTTTATTTGGAAATGTAAAAGCTGATCTTTTGTTAACTGATCCACCTTACAACGTGGACTATACTGGTAAAACAAAAGAAGCCTTAAAAATTAAAAACGACAAGTTTAGTGATGACTCCTTCCATGATTTCCTTACTAATTCATTTAGCTTGTCTGCTGATAAAATAAAAAAAGGCGGTAGCTTTTATATTTTCCATGCTGACTCTGAAGGTTATAATTTTAGGTCAGCTTGTAGAAACGCAAACCTTGTTATTAAACAGTGCTTGGTTTGGATAAAAGATACAATGGTCATGGGTAGACAAGACTATCATTGGCAACATGAACCAATACTATATGGATGGATAACAGGCGATGCTCATCGTTGGTACTCTGATAGAAAGCAAACAACAGTACTTAACTTTGCTAGACCAAAAAGAAGCACAGAGCATCCTACGATGAAACCTGTTAGTATTATTAAATATTTAATTAATAACAGTTGTAAGCAGGAAGATATAGTCTTTGATCCTTTTGCAGGATCTGGCAGTACTTTGATAGCCTGTGAGACTGTTAACAGAACATTTTACGGTATAGAATTAGATCCTCACTACTGTGATGTTATCATTAAAAGATACGAGGATTATACTGGAAACAAAGCAAATAAGTTATGAATCAAATAGTTGAAAAGAAAAAGACTGGTCGACCACAGAAATACAGTAAATCTATTATTAAAAATATATTAGAGAAGCTAGCTGTTGGAGAGTCTATTCGTAGTGTTATCAAGGAAGAAAATATAACATGGAATACGTTTAGAAAGTGGATGAACAACGATGAGAAACTTCGTGAGCAATACGAAAGAGCCAAAGCTGATGGAATACACTATTCTATTGATGATATAGAACAGCTCTGTAAATCAACGTACTCAAAGGCTCTGACTAAACAGGTTGATCTTAATGCTATTAAAAGTCTTGATATACTTGTTAGACATAAACAGTTTATGGCAAGTAAACTAGCTCCTAAAACGTATGGTACTGACAAACAGCAGATTACTATGAGTAATAATAAAGGAGAAAAGTTTTCTATTGAATGGAGCAAATAATGGAAGATAAAAAGATTAGTGGGAGTAATCCTTTAGTAACGTTCTATTTGATAGTAAATCAAGTTACGATGAAGCCTGAGCTAGTAGCTCACTTCACATCGTTTAAAGATACTGAGGAGATAAAGGACTTTGTTAAATACTTCGAAGATGAAGACTTTGTTGCCAATACACCGACAATTCACTGAAACTAATAAATTAGAGTTGGAGAGGGTTGCAGAGGCATTGACTGAAGGTTTTACTTTTGGTCGTGATAGGGACGAATATATAATAAAAAAACGTCAAAAGGATATGAAAACGAATACGAAGGTTAGGGAGTAGTATTTGTTTTTTGTAGGGATAGTAAGGATTATTTCCTAGCTTTCGCGTTTTTGATACAGATTTCCTATGGAAAAAATAATCGCAGAAAACAGCCAATCCTTTTTTTGATACGGATAATACAACCGTATTTTATCTAGGTTTTGCGCCATTAATTTTTGATGTCATGTTTTTGTCATGTTATTTTTTTGGTTTAATTTGGGAAAATTAGGGAAACCCCAAGCAGTCTGTGTAGTTATAGTTACATCCCACTTCTACTCAGTAGAATTTTACACTTGGAATTTTATGAACAAAAAAAAACCACAGACGAAAAAAGCTAAAATAATAACTTTTACAGATTTAGTAAAAGCGATGAATAGCAAATCTAACTTTTCTGATAATTCAGGAAAAGGTGTAGTAAAAGGAAAAGACGTATCTCGCATCAAAGACTTTCTTGATCAAAAGTGAAGAAGCTAACAATTCCTTACAAGCCTAGAGAATTACAACAGCAAATACACGATCAATTAAAAAGATTTAACGTGTTAGTCTGCCACAGGCGGTTTGGAAAAACCGTACTGTGTATTAATGAAATGATTAAGAAGTGTTTACAAAATCCACTTCCTAATCCAAGATATTATTACATATCTCCAACCTACTCTATCTCGAAGAGAAACTGTTGGGATTATTTAAAGTATTACACGAACGTCCTCCCAGATGTGCAATACCATGAAACGGAGTTGAGATGCGATTTACCCAACGGAGGTCGTATTCAACTCCTTGGTTGCGAACGTCCCGACACCTTGCGTGGACTTTATATGGATGGATGCGTTCTAGATGAGGTCAGTCAAATGCCTCCAAGACTATGGACAGAGATTGTTCGTCCCGCCTTAACAGACCGTGAAGGTTGGATGGTGGCAATTGGAACACCTGCCGGACATAATGCATTCTTTGATCTATTTGATTATGCCATGCACAACGAGAATTGGTTTGCTAAATCTTACAAAGCTAGCGAAACAAAGATTGTTGCGGAAGAAGAACTTGAAGAAGCTAAAAAACTTATGCCTCCAGAGATATACGAGGCAGAGTTTGAATGCTCCTTTGATAGTGCCGGGATAGGATCTATCTATGGAAAAAGTCTGCAACTAGCAGAGGATCAAAATAGAATTACAAAAGTCCCTTATGACACCAAACTTAAAGTGTCGACATTTTGGGATTTAGGTATGGCAGATAAAACTGCAATATGGTTTGTACAGCAAGTAGGATCAGCCTTACATCTAATTGATTACGAGGAAGATTCAGGAGAAAGTCTGGAATATTATGCAGGCATGCTCCAAGACAAAGGTTACATCTATGATACACATTACTTCCCACACGATGCAAGTGTAAGAGAAATTGGAACAGGAGTATCAAGAATAGAAACCGCACAAAGTTTAGGATTGGTAACAGCAATTGTTCCAAAGCTATCTATTGAAGATGGAATTAATGCTGTAAGAATGGTTTTGAGTAGATGTTGGTTTGATCATGAAAATACTAAATCAGGATTAGATGCACTACGACAGTATAGATGGAGTACAACAGAAAAAGGAGAGGTTAAAAATAGACCTGTTCACGATTGGACATCGCACAGTTCAGATGCTTTTAGATATCTAGCAGTTGGACTAAATACATCAACAAATTGGAGTACAGAAATTAAATATCCAAATTTAGGAATTATGTAATGGCAAAAAAAACAGATTCAGAATTATTACAAGTAATATCACAGGAAGTTGAAAACTCACTTGGATATTATACATCCGATTTATCGGAACAAAGACAACAAGCATTAAAATATTACCTTGGAGAGCCTTATGGAAACGAGGTCGAAGGACGAAGTTCTGTAGTAACGCAAGAGCTACTGGAGACTGTAGAGTCTATACTCCCAAGCATAATGCGAATGTTCACGCAAAGCGATACAATGGTTAGATTTGAGCCAACGCAACCTGAAGATCAACGATTTGCAGATAGCATTTCGCTGTATTGCAACCACATTTTTAACAAAGATAATAACGGTTTTAATATTTTATATGATATTTTTAAAACAGCCTTACTTCAAAAAAATGGTTTTTGTAAAATACATTGGAATACATCAAAACAACAAAAAAAAGAGCAGTATAAAGGCTTAACAGAGATAGAATATCAATCTTTAATGCTTGATAACGACGTTGAAATCACAAACGTTGAGGAAATTGAGCAAGAAGGTGGAGCATTTCCAGTAAAGTTTGATGTCGAAGTAAAAAGAGTTAAAGATTTAGGCAGAGTAAAAATAGAAAGTGTGCCACCAGAGGATATTTTAGTATCTAAAAGAGCAACTTCTATGCAAGATTGTAATTTTATTGGACATAGAGTCTACAAAACAAGATCTGAACTCATTGATATGGGATATGATGCAGAAATTGTTAACGATTTACCTGTAACTGATGAAGAAGTTTTTAATACTGAGTCAGTTGTTAGAAGAAGTTATGATGATGCTTCTACAGATTTGAATGTAAGTACTTTAGATCCGTCACAAGCTGTAGTGAATGTAACAGAATGTTATATTAAAGTTGATATGGACGGTGATGGTATAGCTGAACTACGAAAAGTAACAGTTGGTGGTAACGGATATAATAATTTTAAATTATTAGAAAACGAAGAGATACCGTTTATACCACTTGCTTCAGTAAGAGCTATTCCAATGCCATATAGATTCTTCGGTTTAAGTTTTTATGACTTGATGTCGGATATTCAGGCAATATCATCAACCATCATGAGAAATACTTTAGACAATATGTATTTCCAAAATCATGCAAGAACACTTGTTGTAGATGGTCAGGCTAATTTAGATGATTTGTTAACGAGTAGAGCCGGCGGTGTTGTAAGAGTTAAGTCTCCAAATGCTGTAACACCAATGCAAACTCCAAACTTCCTAGGAGAAGGCTTATCTATGATGAAAAAAATAGATGAGATAAAAGAATCAAGAACAGGTGTATCAAAACAACAAATGGGATTAAACCCAGATACAATAAATAAATCACATACTACCGCTACATCAACGAATCAAATGATGGCGGCACAGACACAAAGAATTGAGTTAATAGCGCGTAACTTTGCAGAGGGAGTAAAAGATATTTTTAAAATTATATTTGCAACTGTCTGCGAATACCAAGATCAAGAACGAATGATTAGATTAAATAATGATTTTGTTCCAATGAATCCTAGAGAATGGTTTAATAGATATGATGTAACTGTCCAGGTGGGACTAGGTACTGGAAATCAGGATCAAAGATTACAAGTTTTACAAAGAGTTCTAGCTGTGCAAGAAAAATTAATCATGCAAGGTGGAATGAATATGGTGACGCCGCAAAATATATACAATACTCTTGAACTATTTTTACAAAACTCAGGTTATAAAGATGCGTCACCATTTTTTAATAACCCGGCAAACATGCCAGCACAACCACAGCAAAGAAAAGAAGATCCTGCTTTGAGTTTAGCGGCACAGCAAATTCAGATGCAACAGCAAAAGGATATGGCTCAGTTGGAATTAGATAAAATTAAATTACAAATAGATGCAAATCTAAAAGCAAAAAAATTAGATCTTGAAGAACAAAAATTAGCAACAGATATAGTTAAAGATAATGATAATTTAGAGATGGAAAAAGAAAAATTGGCAAATAAAATTATACAGCAAGGATTGAACTAATGAGTTTTATGTTATCAAAACAGGCTCAAAAGATTATATCCGATAATTTAGATAAGCCATATACTCTGCCGCCAGATATAAATCCTATATTTGATTTACGCGAACCCGGTCAGGAATTTCCTCCATTAAATCCACCGGTAACAGTAGATCCTGTTGTTGATCCTTGTCCCGCAGGCTATCAATTAATTGATGGTATATGCCAACCAATCGATGAGATCGGAGGTACTGCAACACAAGTAACAGGTGGAGGTAACGATAATGAAGTGGAAGATAGACCGTATTTTTCAATTGATGAGATGCGAGATTTATCGGATGATGCACTAATAGATTATTTATCATCTGGTTTTTTAACCAATAGTGGAATGTTAGGATATTTACCGAGCAAAGGTGGTAAGGTTACATTTAAAGATACTTTACCAAATTTAGGAGCAACACTTTTACAATTTCCATTTGGTAATCAAAATCAATTAAGAAGAGACGCAATGGAAAATGAACTCATGCGTAGAGGTTTCTTCACAGGTCAGTTTGACGATAATTTGAATAGAATTTATGATATACAAAGCGAGCCAGATAAAAGTATTTTATTTCAACCAAGAGCTACTACAAATGAAGCCGCTGTAAGTTATGGTGGTGATCCAACTATAGTCACTGATGCAGGCGGTAGTTACGGAGGTGGAGAAGATTTTGGATCGCCATTTACAAGTGATTATCAAGGTGGCTATCAAGGTAATGTTGTTGTTAATAATCAACAAATACAAAAAGAAAGAGAAAGAGTAGAACAGGTAGTTAAAGATATGCAGTCTGGCAAGAAAACAACATTCGGAGGATTGTAATTGACACCTGAAGACGAACAAAGACGAGCAGAATTAGCAAAATCCGTTTTAGAAAATCCAGTATTTGATGAAGCGGTTAATAAAATTAAAAATGATTTATACGCAGAGTTTCAAAACTCTCCGGCAAGAGATTCCGAAGGTAGAGAAAAAATTTATCTTATGGGTAAGATGTTTGATTTACTTTTGGTACACCTACGTTCCGTCATGGAAACAGGTAAATTAAATAAACTTAAAAAATAAGGAGTTTTATGGCAGACAATCCGGCTACGGAATCTGCATCGAAACCAACCAACTCGATGCAAGAGACACAACAGGCATTCGCTAATCTTATTGCTACTTCAAGAAGCGAAGAGCCAACCTCAGAAACAAAAGAAGCAGAATCAGACAATCTGGCAACAGACAATGAACTCTCTGTGGACGATGTTACTGAACAAGACTTAGTTGAAAACGAAGAAACCACAGCTGATAGTAATCAGGAGCTTTATGATGTGACCGTCAATGGTCAAATTCAAAAGGTCAACCTTGATGAACTTAAGCAGGGTTACTCTAAAGGATTAGACTATACCAAAAAAACCATGGATCTAGGAGATCAACGTCGATCTTTAGAAACGGAGAGAGACACTATATCCAAGGAAAAAGACGAAGTATCAAAACTGCGTGAAGAATATGCAAAAAAACTTAACGTTGTTGAGCAGAATCTTCAAATCGAAGATAATGTTGATTGGGTTAAACTAGCTCAAGATGATCCTTCAGAATACGCAATTAAAAAAGCTGAGTATGACAAGAAGAAAGATCTTCAAGATCGTATTCAGAAAGAACAAGCGCGTGTAAATGAAGAGAGAAAACAAGAGCAGGAAAAAGTTTATCAAAATTTTATCCAGTCTGAAAATAAAAAATTGATTGAGAAAATGCCTGTCTTTGGAGACGAAAAAAAAGTTAACAAAGTCATGCAAGATATTGGTCAGTTTGCTTTAAAATCTGGTTATACGGAACAGGAGTTAAATATGCTCGTAGACCACCGTGCCTTGATAACTTTATATCAAGCCGCAAAATATGATCAGCTTTTACAAAAAAAAGGACTGCAAGATAAAAAGGTAAAAACAAACACCCGAATGATATCATCTGAAGCGAAGAATCAAACGCAATCAACGGATAAGAAAATACGCGTTAATGATCGCATGAAACAATTAAAAAAATCAGGTAGCGTAAAAGACGCACAAAAGGTGTTGTCGGCTATGCTAACTAATTAATTTTAGGAGGTAAATATGGCACAGCCATCAGGAACTTTCGATACATACGATGCAGTTGGTATACGTGAGGATCTTGCGGACGTTATTTACAACATAAGTCCAACAGAGACTCCTTTTATGACCAATGCCGCAAAAGGTACTGCTACTAACACTCTACACGAGTGGCAGACAGACGGTTTGCGTGCGGCGGCTAACAACTTCCAAATCGAAGGTGATGATTACGCAGGCACTACAATTAGTCCTACGGATCGATTAAATAACAGAACACAAATATCAGCAGAAGCAATTATTGTATCTGGCACAGACAGATCAGTTGATAATGCAGGTAGAGGTGATGAACTTGCTTATCAACTAGCAAAAGTCGGCAAAGCTCTCAAAAGAGATATGGAAGTCGGCATGGTCGGTGTTGAACAAGCAAAAGCAACAGGATCAAGTTCTGCTGCAAGAAAAAGTGCAAGTGTTGGAACTTGGTACGGTGGAAATATAACCGGAACAGGTGGAGCAACTGCGGCTAATAACTTTTCAAAGAACGGATCTCCTTCTGCTACTCCAACAGGAAATGGTGCAACAGCTATTTCTGGCGGTACAAATAGAGCATATACAGAGGCTCTATTAAAAGCAGGATTACAAAAATCTTACGAGTTAGGTGGTAACCCTGACACCGTATTGATGAGTCCGGGTAACAAAGTATTAGCTTCAGCTTTTAACGGAGTTGCAACACAATACAAAAACGCAGACGATATGACAGTTATCGGTGCAGTAGATGTATATGTTTCAGACTT